AGAAAGAGTCTGCTGAGCGTGTTCAAGATGATATGAACTATCAGTTAACCGAGGAGATGCCTGAGTATCGCCCAGAGATGGAGCGCATGTTATGGGGCTTGGGTCTTGCTGGTAATGCGTTTAAAAAAGTGTATTACGATCCTGCGATGAAGCGGCAGGTCTCGATGTACGTGCCAGCTGAAGATGTCGTTGTGCCTTATGGTGCGTCGGATTTAGCGAGTTCTCCACGTGTAACCCACGTGATGCGCAAAACAGAGAATGAACTTAGGATCTTACAGGTTAATGGGTTTTACAGAGATATAGATTTAGGTGATCCTGTTAACTCACTAGATGAAGTTGAGAAGAAGATTGCTGAAAAACTAGGATTCAAAGCGACGATGGATGATCGCTATAAGATCTTAGAGATGCACGTCGATCTTGACTTGCCCGGGTATGAAGATAAGGATGAGGATGGATACCCGACAGGGATTGCGCTGCCTTATGTCGTCACAATCGAGAAGGGCACAACTAAAGTATTAGCAATCCGCAGAAACTGGGAGCCAGATGATGAGACACATCAAAAACGTCAGCACTTTGTGCACTATGGGTATATACCGGGCTTTGGCTTTTATTGCTTTGGACTTATTCATCTTATTGGTGCTTACGCTAAGTCTGGTACTTCTCTCATACGCCAATTAGTTGATGCGGGTACGCTCTCTAACCTTCCCGGTGGATTTAAAACACGTGGTCTACGTGTTAAGGGTGATGACACGCCGATAGCGCCGGGTGAGTGGCGAGATGTAGATGTGCCGAGTGGTGCGATGCGAGATAACATCATGCCGCTGCCTTACAAAGAACCAAGCCAAGTATTGGCAGGTTTGATGGACAAGATCATTGAAGAAGGTCGTCGGTTTGCTAACACTGCCGATTTGAACCTATCGGATATGTCGGCGCAAGCGCCGGTGGGCACAACGTTAGCTATCCTTGAGCGTACACTCAAGGTGATGAGTGCTGTCCAAGCACGGATACACTTCTCACTCAAACAAGAGCTTAAGTTACTCAAGCACATCATCGCTGAGTACACACCTGAAGACTATAACTACGAGCCGGTTGAAGGCTCACGTCGTGCCAAGAAGTCTGACTATAGTAACGTGGACGTGATCCCCGTCTCTGATCCTAACGCCTCAACTATGGCGCAGAAGATCGTGCAGTATCAGGCAGTCTTACAGTTAGCGCAGTCTGCACCACAGTTATATAACATGCCACTCTTACATCGCCAGATGTTAGAAGTGCTGGGTATAAAGAACGCCGCTAAGCTCATCCCGATGGAGGAGGACCAGCGACCCACAGACCCTGTGACAGAAAACCAGAACGTGCTGATGATGAAGCCTGTCAAAGCATTCCTGTACCAAGATCACCAAGCGCACATCACGGTACACATGTCAGCAATGCAGGATCCGAAGATTACGTCACTCTTGCAGAATAACCCCATGGCACAACAGATCGCTGCAGCAATGATGTCTCATATTAATGAGCATTTAGGGTTTGAGTATCGCAAGCAGATCGAGCAGCAGTTAGGCGCTACGTTACCCGCACAGAAAGATGAGTCGGGTGATGACATAAATATGGACCCACAAATAGAGGCTCAGTTAGCGCCACTCTTGGCACAAGCCTCGCAGAAGTTGTTAGCGATGAACCAGAATCAGGTAGCACAGCAGCAAGCTCAACAGCAAGCGCAAGATCCTCTGGTACAGATGCAGCAGCAAGAGTTGCAGCTCAAAGCTCAGGCACAACAAGCCCAGCAGCAGAGAGACGCAGCGGAGATTCAGATTAAACAGCAGCAATTACAGCTAGAACGTGAACGGATGCAGGTACAGGCACAGACCACACTGAAGACTGCCGATTTGAACGCAATGACGCAAGCAGCCAAGATTCACGACGACAGACGTGCCCGTCAGATGGACCACGAGTTTGAGATGGCACGAGCCGTGATGGACCACCAGCATGAAGGGACTGCAGATACACGCAAACATGCGTTAGACGTAGCACTCACTGCGATGGAGCATAGGCACAACACCAGTATGCAGCAGCAACAGTTAGCAGCGCAGAAGGAACAAGCCCAAGCGCAAGCTAAAGCTAGACCAGCAAGTAAACCTGCTAAACCTAAAGGAGAGTAATGGAACACTTAGATCATCTATTAAAAGAGTATCAGGAAAGGATGTCGTATCTCACCGAGGGACTAGCTCGGGGGAATATTCCTACTATGGAAGAGTATCGGTACGTATGTGGTCAACTTCGAGGTCTTGAGGCTGCATCCGGAATAATCATAGACCTCAAACGACGATTGGAGCACTCGGACGATGAGTAACCTAGATCTTAGCCAAGCAGTGGACTTAGCTGCTGTTATGAATAAAGCAGCAGAAGAAAGAGCAAGCCAACTTCCTGTTCCACAAGGGTATCGCATACTATGCGCCATCCCTGAAGCGGAAGAAAAGTTTGATAGTGGGATTATCAAGTCTGATGAGACCCGCAGGACAGATGAGTTGTTAACAACCGTACTGTTTGTTGTCAAAATGGGACCGGATTGTTACGCCGATAAAGACCGTTTTCCTAGCGGACCTTGGTGTAAAGAAGGTGATTTTGTCCTAGTTAGACCCAATGCGGGTACACGTCTGGTTATTCACGACCGTGAATTCCGGATCATTAACGACGATTCTGTGGAAGCAGTAGTGCAAGATCCACGTGGAATCAAACGTAAATTTGTTTAAGGGGGCCGGACATGGCTGAATATGAGAAAGAAACCTTTAAATTTCCTGATGAACTAGAGGAAACTAAGGGTAAACCCGCAGAAGCGGAAATCCAGATAGAAATTGAAGACGATACGCCCGAAGAGGATCGTAATCGTAAACCTGCAGACCCTGAAAAAGTTAAGCAGCTTCAGGTCGACGTAGACGAGCTAGATAAATATAGCAAAGACGCCAAGGACAAACTCATTCAGATGAAGCGAGTTTGGAATGACGAACGTCGTCGTGCTGATGCTGCAGAAAGAGAACGCCAAGCCGCACTAGAGGCTGCTGAACGTTTGTTGGAAGAGAATAACCGAATTAAGCAGATGCTGAAGGCGGGGGAGAAGGATTACAAAAACACCAAGAAAGATTCTGCTAAAGCTCAACTGAAAGCTGCTAAGCAAGCTTACAAAGAAGCTTATGAAGCGGGTGACTCTGAGAAAGTATTGCAAGCTCAGCAAGCCATGAACAAAGCGCAGCTAGCTTTGGAAAAGGCTAAGGAATTTAAGTTACCCTCTTTACAGCAAGAAAAATTTGTTGTACAACCTCAACAACAGTACCAACCTGCACCACAACCGGATGACAAATTATCGGCGTGGATGCAACGGAATCCTTGGTTCGGACAGGACGAGGAAATGACCGCAGCGGCGCATGGTCTTCATGACAAGATGAGGAACCAAGGAATGCCGATTGGTACAGATGAATATTACGAAACGTTGGAAAAGACAATTCGTAAACGGTTTCCGGAAAACTTTGAAGAAAGTTCTGGAACTGAAGTAGAGCAAAAGCCCAAAGCAGACACGCAGAAAGCTAAGCCAACCACGGTAGTAGCTTCGGCAACTCGGTCGACCGCACCAAAACGAATCAGGTTAACAACATCGCAAGTAACGATTGCTAAAAGACTTGGTTTATCCCCCGAACAATATGTCCGTGAACTTATGAAATTGGAGGCCTGACATGGCTACAAATAGAATTACCCGTGAAGTTGAAAACCGTGAATTTTCAGAGCGTCCTAAGCAGTGGATGCCTCCAGAACTTTTACCAGAGCCTGACAAGCAGGCTGGTTACTCTTATCGTTGGATACGTGTTTCGATGCTAAATCAGGCTGATCCCCGTAATATCTCTGCTAAGTTCAGGGAAGGGTATGAGCCGGTGACTGCGGAGGAACAACCCAAATTTAAACTGCTAGCCTCTCGTGAAGGTCCTTATAAGGACAATATCGAAATTGGCGGGTTACTACTCTGCAAGATTCCAGAGGAATTTGTGGCTCAACGTATGGCTTATGAGGCCAAAAAGACCCAAGACCAATCGGATGCTGTAGATAATAACTTGATGCGCCAGAGCGATGTGAGGATGCCTATCTTTATGGAAAGAAAATCCTCCGTGACCTTTGGATCTGGTTCTTAATCTTAGGAGATTCATATGGCTTATCCTACCGTTTCAAGTCCTTATGGACTAAAGCCTGTCAACCTGATTGGTGGTCGAGTATTTGCTGGTTCTACCCGCATGTTCCCGATTGTCAACGGTTACAGCACGAGCCTGTTCAACGGTGACGTTGTTCAGCTTGGCACCGGTGCAAACATTGGTGCGTTAGTTGCTTCGACCCTCCCATACAACCAATCTTCGGCTGTGGCTGGTACGATTGGTGTGTTCGTTGGTTGTGAATACTCAACCACCGGTGGCCCGATTTACGGTAAAAACCGTTATCAATTCTGGAACGCAAGTACTTCGGCTCCAGATGCACAAGGCTACGTTGTGGATGATCCACAAGCTGTGTTTAAGTCAGCTGTTGTTGTTAACCCAGCTGGTACTGGTGGTTCGACGACCATTCAGTATGTCAACCCTGCTTTCATCGGTTCTAATGCTTATTACATTGGCGCTGCTGCTGGTAACACGGGTTCGACGACCACGGGTGACTCTTTAGCTGGTGTTGCAGTTTCTGCATCTGGTACTGTTAGCACCCCGCTAACTTCTAACGGCGCATTCCGCATCGTTGGTATTGTTCCTGATACAGCTGTTACTGTTGCTCAGAATGCTACTTCGTCTAGCACCACGATCACTTTATCTGCTGCTAACAGCGCAATCCAACCCGGTATGCAAGTAAACGGCCCCGGAATTACCCAAGGCTCGAATACCTACGTTACCGCAGTTTCTGGCACGACAGTTACGATCAACACCGCAGTAGCAACTGCACAGTCGACCGCAGCTCAGTTTTCTTTCACCGGCTACCCTGAAGTATTGGTAACGTGGAACTTCGGTTATCACAGTTACTTCAATGCTACTGGCGTTTAATTAAGGAGCATTTAAATGGCTATTTCACGTGCACAACTATTGAAAGAGTTGCTCCCCGGTTTGAACGCTCTGTTCGGTCTGGAGTATGCTCGTTATGGTGAAGAACACAAAGAGATCTATGAAACCGAGACCTCCGAGCGTTCTTTTGAAGAAGAAACCAAACTGTCAGGCTTCTCCGCTGCTCCAGTCAAAAACGAAGGCCAAGCCATCGCTTATGACAACGCTCAGGAAGCATGGACGGCTCGATACAACCACGAAACCATCGCTCTTGGATTTAGCTTAACCGAAGAAGCAATCGAAGATAACCTCTACGATTCGCTGTCGGCTCGCTACACCAAGGCTCTGGCTCGTGCTATGGCTTATACCAAACAGGTAAAAGCAGCCGCAGTTCTGAACAACGGCTTTAACGGTCAAGTTACTTATGGTGACGGTCAGCCTCTGTTCTCTACTGCACATCCGTTGATTTCTGGCGGCACTAACGCTAACACCCCATCAACCCCTGCTGATTTGAACGAAACTGCGCTTGAAAACGCTGTTATTCAGATCGCTGCATGGACTGATGAACGTGGTCTGCTGATCGCTGCCCGTCCGAAGAAGTTGATTATCCCTCCTGCTCTGCAGTTCGTTGCAACTCGCTTGCTCGAAACTGAATTGCGTGTTGGTACCAACAACAACGACATCAACGCAATCAAGAACAACGGTTCGGTTCCAGAAGGTTACGCAATTAACCACTTCTTGACCGCAACTAACGCATGGTTCTTGACGACTGATGTGCCTAACGGCTTGAAGCACTTTGTTCGTATCCCCCTCCAGAATTCCATGGACGGGGATTTTGACACCGGTAACGTACGTTATAAATCACGTGAGCGTTACTCGTTTGGTGTTTCAGATCCATTAGGTGTCTACGGTTCGTACTAAAATCCTGTAAAGAAAGGATTTTGACCCCGCCCAAAAAGCGGGGTTTTTTATTGCATAAACTACTTGCAACGTATTAAATTAAGAGTATTATTAGCGTATCTGGGTGAATAACCTTACCGCCACTGCCCCAGCAGACGATGCAACGATTGGTAAGGTATCTTTTGCATAAGGAATTATCATGGCACGTAGTACTTTCTCCGGCCCAATTCTATCGGGCGCTAACCGTTTCGGTCCCGTTCGTGATGTCGGTTACACCAATTTAGTTCAAACGGCTCTCCTAGATTTTTCTGTAACATCCCCCGGTGCTACCTATGGCGGTGGTTCAGGTCAGTTTGTTGCATCGAACAACATCCCTAACAGCAATGCTGTTATCTATACTCCACAAAGTGGCGTGTTTAGCAATAGCGGTCCTACCGCAGCTTCGGCTCCAACAGCTGATGCGACCAACACTGTCTATCGTGGCGTAGTATTCTATCTACCCTATAGCTGCAACATTACTGATGTTATCCTCGACATTGGTACTGTGCCAAAAGATAGCGCTGGTACACCCTTGGCTGTTACTGCTATTCAGCCATATGTATCGAACAACTTTGCTACGTCAACCGGCGTGTATGCTACGTTTGCAAACATTTCTAGCCCCGCTGCTCAGAGATACACCGCAACGTTTGTTGGTTCTCAATTACCGAATTCCAGCGCTACGTTGCAGGATTTCCAAAACTTGCAGCCCGGTCAAGAGCCAGCATGGTTCTCACAAGTCGTCATTACATTGAAGATGACTACTTCGGCAGCGGGTTTGTCTTCTGGTCAAGTTGAAGTAACACTTCGTTACAACCAGAACGATATGAATATCGGTAACGCAACGACCTACCCATACGGTAACTTTGACTAATTAATCCCGGGGGGCTTCGGCCCCCTTTTTGAAATTCTAGGAGATTAATATGGCGCAAAGTCCCAGTGGTATTCCGAATACCAATAATTCGTTAACGTCCATTAGTCGTAAAGGACAGACGGAACCATTTGATTTACAAGTGGCTCGTAATCAAATTTATGGTCATAGCGTATTAAACGTCTTTGGCTATAACACAAACATTACCTCCACAACTTCCCCTCAAGCTACCCCAGTTGCTATTTGGGAAAACGCTGCTGCGTATGTGTACCCAACGAATGCCACCACAATGACTGTGGTAAGCACGTCAACATCTGATGTGTGCAATATGTTAATTAGCGGCTTGGATGCAAACTTCAGCCCTATAACTGAAGTCATTAGAGTAAACGGTACAACGGGTGTAACGACCGCAAACAAGTATCTGCGTATTAATACGTTAACCTTGGTTTCTCCTCCTAGTGGGTATATAACTAACCAAGGTGTGATTACTGTTAAGCAGTCCACCAACATTGTTGCGCAGATCAATGCGGGTATCGGTAAGAACCAAAGCGCTGTTTACACTGTCCCTGCCGGATATAGTTTTTATTTGGAAATCGTTGAAGTTAATACCGATAATGGTTATGGTGGCTCTAATATGTACTACCAAGTACAGACTATTAATAACGCTCTTGGGGTAGAAACTACTATTTTGCAACAAGCGTTTACTTCTATCTATACCATTTATAGAAGCCAAGTTCCGTTCTTGTACGCAGAGAAAACTGATATTCAGTGGCAAGTAGGCACTTCAAATAGTTCTGCTGTACAGGTTGGCGTTATCATTGCAGGTAAATTAATTTCCAACGGTAATTAATCATGGCTAAGCCCGGTCTCTACGCTAATATTCACGCTAAACAAGAGCGTATTAAGCAAGGATCTGGTGAGCATATGCGCAAGCCCGGAAGTAAAGGTGCCCCTACCGCAAAAGCATTTAAGGAGTCTGAGAAGACTGCGAAGATGAAAAAGGGTGGGGTATCTCTTGCTGTTGGACGTGGTGAGAAGCTACCTGTATCGCAGGGTGCAGGACTTACTGCTAAAGGCCGTGCCAAATACAACGCTGCAACTGGATCGCATTTGAAAGCGCCACAGCCTGAAGGCGGTCCACGTAAAAAATCATTCTGTGCCCGTATGAGTGGTATGCCCGGTCCGATGAAGGATGAAAATGGTAAGCCTACTAGGAAAGCGGCAAGTCTTAGAAGATGGAAATGCTAAATGACTTTGTACGAGATTCTTACTGTCGTAGCCTATATATTGGGGGCGGTGTTGAGCTGGATAATCAAAGAAAAATCCGATGAGCTTAAACGTCAAGGCATTCTCATAAATAAAACGAGAGAGGAGTTGGCTCGTGAGTACATTACTAAGGTCGAAGTACGTAGCGATATGCAGCAAATTATCAACCGTTTTGATCGGCTTGAAGAAAAGCTTGATCGCTTTATTGAAGGACAGAAATAATGGCTAAGAAAAGATACGACACAGGCGGTAGCACTTCTTCTGATGACGTAAGTCCCGAAGCAGCAAAACGGATGCAAGAAGAAATAGATCGCCAGAAGCAAGAAGCTGCTGAAGAAGCCGCTTACAACGCAGCGGCGGCTAACTCTGACGAACCTGATTCACCCGCTGCGGCTAACACCCAGAAGAAAAGGAAGGGCGGTCATGTTAAAAAAATGGCTACAGGTGGTCGTACGTCGGCTTCAAAACGTGCTGATGGTTGCGCCACAAAAGGATTCACCCGTGCCTAGCGTATCTAAAAAGCAGCATAACCTTATGGAAGCGGTTGCGCATTCACCGGCATTCGCCAAGAAGGTTGGTATTAAACAGTCCGTAGGTAGGGATTTTGCAACTGCCGATAAAGGCAAAACTTTTAAGAAAGGTGGTGTTATGAAAGTGAAAGAAACAATGGGTAGCAAGACAATGGGCAAAGTTAAGACTGCTGCCCCTAGCAAAGACGGTATTGCTGAACGTGGCAAGACCAAAGCTAAGTACCCTAAGATGGCTGGCAACACTGTCGGTAACGGTCCTTTAGTCAATACCATGAAGAAAGGTGGTATGGCTAAGAAGAAAATGAAATAAGGAACTATCATGGAACACAAACACAACGTCGATCACGTCAAACATCACTACGATGCCGCTGGTCATAAGCACGAGCAAGATAAAGTTAAAGAACACGCTGCTGGACATAAAATGCACCATGAGCATATCAAAATGATGTGCGGTGGTGGCTACATGAAAGGTAAGAAGTGAGAGCCTCTCGTGGGATGGGGGCAATTAACCCATCCAAAATGCCCGGTAAGAAGATCATCCATCGGAAAGACAAGCCGCAGGATGTGGAGTTCTATCGTAAAGGCGGTAAGGTTAAGCTTAAAAAGGTTAAAAAATGAACTTATTTGAACGAGTTTTAGCTCATGTAAAGAGTGTTGGTCACGCAATCGAAAGCGAAGAACACAAGCTTTTAAATGAATTTGCTGCTTATATATCCAGCAAAGAAGCTGTTTTTAACTTTCTAAAGTCTAAAAACCTGCATGAAGATGCCGCAGCGCAACAAGTGGTGGGTAGTTTTGCCGCTCAAGCCGCCCCCGCACCGGAGCCTGTCAATGTCGAACCCACTCCTGTACTCACTCCTGCAGCCGCTCCTGCTGATCCTGCTCCTGCTGTTGTTGCCGCTCCTGTTGTTGATAGCGCTCCTGCACCAGCTCCTGCTGCTCCTGTGGAAGCACCCGTGGCGGACGCTGCTCCTGTTGCTGACCCTGTACCTGCTGCGAGTTAATTATGGCTGAGAACTGGATTGCAGGGGCAATTAAAAAACCCGGAGCATTACGTTCTGAATTGGGCGCTAAGAAAGGCGAACCTATCCCAGCTAAGAAATTAGCTGCAGCGGCAAAGAAACCCGGTAAACTAGGGCAGCGGGCACGTCTCGCAGAAACCCTTAAAGGTATGAAGAAAAAATGAGTACGTCATCCACAACGGTATTTAATCTCAATATGGCTGACCTCGTTGAGGAAGCCTTTGAGCGTTGTGGTAAAGAATTGCGTACTGGTTATGACTTCAGGACAGCAGCTCGTAGCGTCAACTTATTGACCATTGAGTGGGCAAACCGTGGCATTAACTTGTGGACTATTGAGCAGGGACAGATCCCTATCAATATTAACGGCGGTCAGATTAGCTACCCGTTGCCTGTAGATACGATTGATTTATATGACCATGTGATCCGTCAAGGTACTGGGCAAAACCAGATTGACATTAATATCACCCGTATTTCAGGCGATACTTATCTGACGATTCCTACCAAGAATGCATACGGTCGTCCCATCCAAGTATGGATAGATAGGCAATCTGGTAACGTAGATGCGTCGCCAACAACGACTTTAACGCAAGCTGTCGCTGCGACAGACACGACTTTATATGTAGCCTCCACAGCTAACTTGCGTTCACAAGGTTATATCAACATTGACGGTGAGACGATTCTGTACCAAAACATCGGTACAAGCCTTACAAGCAATCAGAATCAACTGTTAAATTGTTATCGTGGGGTCAATAACACGACCGCTGCGGCCCATAACTCGGGTGCAAGTGTCTATAACAACTATTTACCGAACATTAATATCTGGCCTACTGGACAGCCCGGTACGCAATATATGTTTGTTTACTGGCGTATGCGCCGTATTCAGGATGCTGGTACGGGTGTAACGACCGAGGATATTCCATTCCGCTTCATCCCAGCAATGGCGGCTGGTTTGGCTTATCACCTATCAAAGAAGATACAGGATATTAATCCGCAGCGTATTCCGTTATTGAAAGCCGATTACGACGAAACGTTCCAGCAAGCTGCTGATGAGGATAGAGAGAAAGCTGCTGTTCGGTGGGTTCCCCGTAACATGTTCTATTACAGGTAATCATGCCAAGTAAATTTGCGTCCGGTAAATATGCGATTGCCGAATGTGACCGGTGTGCCCAGCGGTACATGTTGAAAGAGTTACGCATACAGACACTTAAAACTAAGCCGTATCGGGTGAAAGTATGTAAACCGTGTTGGGATCCAGATCAGCCGCAGTTGCAGTTAGGTATGTATCCGGTGAACGATCCGCAAGCCGTGCGTGAACCTCGTCCTGATATTAGTTATTATGCGTCAGGTAGTACCGGGTTATACACATCACCTACGTCGAGCAACAACACGAACAATGCTGGTTATCCGAGCGATGGTAGTAGACAGACGCAGTGGGCTTGGAATCCTGTAGGAGGGGCGAGTTACTTCGATAGGTATTTAACACCGAATAGCTTGATCCCCGTTATAACAATCGGTACAGTAACGATAGCAACCACTTAGGAGTTTCAAATGAAACACGATGACGTAAAAGAAGATAAGAAGCTGATTAAATCTATGGTTAAGCCAGCTAGTATCAAAAAAGGTATGAAGAAAGGTGGTGTGACCAGCAAAGAAATGAAGGCTGTTGGTCGTAACATGGCTCGTGCGATGAATCAACGGAGCAAATAATGGCAACTCAAATCAAACCCACCACGAAGAATAGCCCTGCTATTCGTACTGGTAGAGCCAAGAACAACGGCCCTGCAGAACAGTATGAAAAGAATGGTACTGGTGTAGAAGCTCAAAGAAAGGCTGTAGGCCATGGCACTCGTGATCCAAACACGATGCGAGCTGATGAAGTTGGTCCTTCAACAGTGCCTATGCGGGTAAGTATTGGTAATATTGATAGCAGCCCAAAAACTTCAGGTATTGAAGTCCGTGGCTCGGGTGCGGCTACAAAAGGTCGTATGGCTAGAGGACCGATGGCGTGAATTACGAAACGTTATATAACTCGATTCAAGCTTATGCTGAGAACACTGAACCGTTGTTCGTGGCAAATATCCCCATATTTGTTGAGGAAGCTGAAACTCGTATATATAACACCATCAACCTACCGTCTTTGCGTAAAAACGTAACCGGTACGGCGACTGCTAGTAATCAGTACCTTTCTTTGCCTACCGATTGGCTGGCTAATTATTCAATCGCAGTGATTGATTCGTCGGGTAACTATAACTACCTTCTTAATAAAGATGTTAACTTTATCCGGCAAGCTTACCCTAACCCGACAACTTCTGTAGGGTTGCCACAGTACTATGCGTTATTCGGCTCACAGTTATCCAATCTTAACGAGATGACTTTGATTCTTGGTCCGACACCGGATCAAAACTACAACGTAGAGATGCATTATTTCTACTACCCGCCCACGATTGTTCAAGGCCAGATTGCAACGGTCAACAACTTAGTAGGTGGTTCGTTGTATATCAACGGTGTTTACCAGAACGTTCCATTAACAGGAGGCTCAGGCTCCGGTGCTATTGCTGATATTGTCATATCTGGTGGTTCAGTCACTAGCGTTAATATTACTTTCGGCGGTAATTTCTACGTTGTAGGCGATGTATTAAGCGCATCGACTGCTAACCTTGGTGGTAACGCATCGGGTTTATTTAGCGTAACCGTGGCTACTGTGTCGAACGCTACAGGCACAAGCTGGTTGGGTAATAACTCTGACCCTGCGTTGTTCTACGGTGCAATGCGTGAAGCCATGATTTTCATGAAGGGCGAACAGGATATGATTGCTTATTACGAGCAAAAATATCAAGAAGCCATTATGGAACTTAAACGTCTTGCCGATGGTATGGAGCGTGGCGATGCCTACCGAGACGGTCAACTTAAACTTAATGTTAGTAGGACGGGTGTCTAATGGCTATCGTCCAAACATCGTGTTCAGTATTTGCCCAGAACTTGCTGAATGGCAACGAGAACTTTACGACAGGTACGTATTATATTGCTTTGTATAACGCCAACGCTAATCTAAACAATGCGACTACAGCGTATACATCTGTTAATGAAGTAGTGGGTACAGGGTATACAGCTGGTGGGCAACAGCTTACGATCACAACGACCCCTACAATAGATAATACAAACAACCTTGTATATATCTCGTTTGCTAATGCTGTTTGGACACCTGCGTCGTTTACTGCTAGGGGTGCGTTGGTCTACAATTACGTAACCAAAGCAGCATGTTTTATATTAAATTTTGGGTCTGATAAAACTTGTAGCTCCAGTTTTACAGTGAAGTTCCCAGCGGCGACTAGCTCGTCGGCAATTTTAACCATTGGTAGCTATACAAGTGCTGCTGTTTCCAGTTCGGGGGATTAAATGAGTGCTGAAATCGCAAAAATTGGGGACAGCGTAGAAGCGACTGTAACCCGTAATGCAGGACGGTCAGAATGGATGGGCATGGTTGGCTATTACGAAGCCAAGTGCTATGACGCACAGGGAAACCTGAAATGGTCTGACTCTATTGAAAACTTGACCACGAACGTCGGCCGTCAGAATATGCTGAATTCATACTTCGGTAATACTGGC